ACCAGTATGGAAGGTGACTTCGAAACTGGTAATGTTCGTTATAAAGCCAGAGAACGCTATAGCTTCGGCTTTAGTGACTGGCGTGGTATTTTCGGCTCTCCAGGAGCTGCGTAATATCGCGAAGAAAAGGGGCACTAGTTGCCCCTTTTCTTTTTCTGCTGTATAAAGCATCCATCCCTGACAGGTACATCCCGTACCTGACACTAGCCACGACAGGAGATACTCATGGCGAATACTACCTTCAACGGCCCAGTCCGATCAGAGAACGGGTTTAAAGTTGTTTCCAAGAATGCAAGCACTGGCGCATTTACTGACGTAGTAGATATTGCTTCTACTGGTATTGTTACCGGCAAGTTTGTTAAACATGTTGGTTTTGCTACAGGCGTGACCGTTAATAGCACAGCAGGTGATAGCCCCACTATTGGTGAGTTTACCCAGCCTGCAAACACAATTATTACTGACATCAAGATCTTCTGTGACACTGCACCAGTTATTGGTACTGGTGACATTGGTTATGAAGTTGGTACTTCTAGCTCTGGCGCACAAATTGTTGCGGCAGTGGCTGATGAGATTTTGGACGGCGGCACGACTGTTGTTGCACACAACGTAACTTTGACTACTTTAGTTGTTCAGACTCAAAGCGGCACTACGGCTCCTGCCTCTGTCCAATATACGGACACTGCAAGAACTATTTTCTGTAACATTACGAATACTGTTGACGCGACAACTGCTGGCTCATTTACGTTTATTATTGAGTATGTGCAAATAGCGTAATAGGAGACGGATATGGCTGATGCAGTAACTTCAACAACTATCTCTGATGGTACGCATAAAGCAGTAATACAAATAACGAACTTGAGTGACGGCACTGGTGAAGATGCCGTCAACAAAATAGACGTTAGTGGGTTAGCTGCTCGAGAAGATGGTACTGCTTGTAATGGGGTGCTTATCGAAAAGGTAAGCCATTCAATTATTGGCTTTACGCAAGTACAACTTTTGTTCGACGCAACTGCAAATACAATAGCATTGGGACTAGCGCAAGACAGTAATGGTCATATGGATTTTAGCGATTTCGGGGGTCTTAAAAATACCGCCGGTAGCGGTAAAACTGGAGACATATTGCTGACTACTATAGGTGCCTCTTCGAATGATAGTTATGTAATTGTCTTAGAACTTATAAAGAACTATGGCTAATGGCTACATCAGGCACTCGTACTTTTAGTTTAAACGCTGCAGATGCGATTGAAGAAGCGTATGAACTAGCAGGTCTAGAATATCGAACAGGGTATGACGGCGTAACTGCACGTCGTTCTATGAACATTATGTTTGCTGACTGGTCAAACAGAGGCATACAAATATGGGAAGTAGAGCAAGTATCTTTAGATTTAGTTGAAGGTCAGACGACTTACGATTTAAATCAATTTGACATAGATATTCTAGACGCTGTGATACGTCGTACTACAAATAGTATACAAACAGATTTCCAACTAGATCGTATAGATCGTGGGGAATATCTAGATATACCTAATAAGTTGACGAAAGCGCGAGTCACTCAATATTATCTTGAGCGCACGATTACACCTAAGTTATATGTCTGGCCTGCACCTGAAAACTCTACAGATAAGTTTGTATCGTACCGTTGGAAACGCATCCAAGATATTACAGAGTCTGTAAACGATGTAGATTTACCGAGTAGGTTTCTTCCCTGTCTTACCTCTGGATTAGCTTTTTATTTAGCTATGAAAAAGAATCCAGAAAAAGCAGGGTTATTACAACCGCTTTATGAGCAAAACTTAGTTAACGCTATACGTTATGACGACGATAGTTCATTAAGGTTAGTGCCTAAACGGACTTATTTGTAATGGCTTTCGCAGTAGGTAAATACGCATACGGTGTCTGTGACCGTTGCGGGTTTCGTGTTAAATATCTACAGATGAAAATGGAATGGACAGGCTTTAAAGTTTGTTCAGAATGTTTCGAACCTAAACACCCGCAACTTGATCCTCCGCACCACGTTTCTGATCCAGAAGGGCTTAGACAAGCTAGACCAGAAGTACCTCTACCACAAGCGCAGTTAGGGTTAGTAAGAACGACAGGGCCGAGTAATACAACAGATTCAGGGGTCAATGTAGGCGGTCAATCTTTAGGCGTTAAGGTTGACCCGATTGGCACTGATTTCGTGGGAGTCTCAGCTACAGGTAGTGTCGGAACTATTACGGTGACAACGACATGAGTTTTACTTTAAGTACTTTAAAAACAGCTGTCCAAAATTATACAGAATCTTCTGAAACGACCTTTGTCGCATCATTAGATACTTTCATACAAGAAGCAGAGGAAAGAATACTTAAAGCGGTAGAGCTGCCTGTGTTCCGTAAAAACGTCACAGGCACCGCTACGGCTAGTAATACCTACCTTAGCACCCCTACGGACTTTTTAGCCCCCTACAGCCTCGCTGTTATCTCTAGTAGCGTATATTCGTACCTACTCTATAAACACGTTTCTTTTATAAGGGATTTTACGCCGAACGCAGCTACAACGGGTCTTCCTAAGTATTATGCATTGTTCGACGATAACTCTTTTTTATTAGCTCCGACACCCGATACGACCTATTCGTTTGAGTTACATTATAAATACCGACCTGCTTCGCTTACGACAACAAGCGGAACAGATACAACGTGGTTATCAGATAATGCGCCCGACGCGATTTTATATGGCACTTTAGTAGAAGCAGCTACGTTTCTCAAAAATCCGCAAGAAGCTGCGGGGTATGAACAACGGTTTATACAAGCTGTCAACGGTCTTAAAAATCTGGGGCAAGGCTACGGTGTTCGTGACGAATATCGTTACGATATTGCTAAAGGATAAATATGACGCTCAAAATGGAAGTAGGTCAAGTTTTCGTTACGACTACTGAACAAAAAGGTCATAACCCAGACTTTTGGGCTCAATCTGCTTCCGATAGAATTATTAATGTAGGAAACAACGCACATCCATTTATCGCGCAACAAGCAAAAGCGTTTAAAGAAGATGTGCGAAAAATAGTTTTATTTCATATTCAAGAAGCTATTAAAAGCGATAGAACAACTTTAATAGCCGAGTTAGAACGACAAGGCCAACAAGAAATGGCTAACATACTTAGGAGATTGTAATGGCTATTACCAGCGCGATGTGTACGACTTTTAAAAAAGAAATTTTAGAAGCTGTTCATAATTTTAAAAACTCTGGCGGCAGTACGTTCAATCTTGCATTGTATACAAGTTCAGCAAGTTTAGGTGCGGGTACAACAGCGTATACCACCTCTAATGAAGTATCTGGTACAGGATACACTGCGAAAGGCGCAGCACTTACTCGTGTCGACCCTAGTAATGATGGAACGACTGCGATTACAGATTTCGCTAATTTAACTTTTTCTAGTAGTAGTATTACAGCGAGAGGCGCACTTATTTTTAACGACAGTGCTTCAGGCGACCCTGCAGTATGTGTGTTAGATTTCGGGGCAGATAAAACGTCTACGTCTGGAGATTTTACGATTCAGTTCCCCGCAGCAGACGCAAGTAATGCGATCATTCGCATCGCTTAGACAATGGCAAATGTTACTGGCTGGGGTAGAGGTACTTGGGGCGAAAGCCCGTGGGGTCAGCCAGACCCTGTTGAAGTTACAGGTGTTGCAGGTACTGGCGCGGTTGGCTCGGTCACGGTCAGCGCAGATGCAAATGCCACTGTCACAGGCGTTTCTGGCACAGGGGCAATCGGGTCGGTCACAATCGTCCAAGGGACGGGTGTTACCTTCTCTGTTACAGGCGTGGCAGGCACTGGATCTGTCGGAACGGTTACTGCTACCGGCGGCGCGAATGCTAGTGTTACCGGCGTTGTGGGTACTGGAGCAGTTGGTTCGCTTACGATCAACGCGGATGCGGGCGTCAGCCTCACTGGTGTTTCAGGGACGGGCGCTGTTGGAACGGTTACGGTTGCAGGAGCGTCTAATGTTACTGTCACAGGTGTTTCAGCCACAGGTGCAATTGGTGCGGTTAATGTTTGGGGATTGGTGGATGATAGTCAAACTCCAGATTGGTCGGCTGTTTCAGATAGTCAAAGTATTACTTGGTCGGCTGTTTCAGACAGTCAAACCCCTGATTGGGAAGAGGTAGCTTAAATGGCAACTTA